CCAAAACCGTCGATGCTTCTCTCAAGTTCAGAAAGCCTTCCATAAACTAACCCCCTTTAAAATATTATTCTATTATCGCACATATAGTTATAAAAGTCAATAATTTTGATACTATATTTGCTTAAAATTTTAGCTCGTGTCTCTATATATATATTTTTAATAAAACTGGTAACAAGCCTTAAAACGCCTTAAATTGTTACTTTTTTACTCCATTTGTTACCACCATTGTTACCGTTTTGTTACCATTTTTTAAGTGTTTGTTACCACCATTGTTACCAATGAAAATATATAAAATACTATTATAATAATATTCTTAATATATTTATTATTATTTTAAAAAAAATGGTTATAGGGGGATAAACCCCCTTAAAAAATGGTTGGTAACAAATTGGAACAAACAGGTAACAAGCGGGTAACAAGTGGGAACAAACAGGTAACAACGCTAAAAAGGCTTATCATCAAGCCATTCTTTAGCTTTATCATTTACACTAATAAACCAGACACCTTTTTCGTTCTCGACATAACCCTTAGCCTTCATTTTGCTTAGAGTCTTTCGTAAAACTCCGTTATTGGTGCCTGGTAGGAGTTGCTGGATTTCAGACAACGGCTTTTCGCCATATTCTAAAATACTAAGAATCATTTCTTTTAGTGTCGTTCCAGCATCTTCGAGAGTTTTCTTTTCGACACTAAAACGCTTATTTTCCGTCTCTTTAATCTCAAATATCTCAGGCTCGTATAGTCGGGTAAAGTTGCTTTTCTTGTGGACTAATTGCAAAACAATGCCATTTTTATTCGACACTTTTTTAGCATACCAGATATTTCTGGCGTCATTAAAAAAGAAAACACTTCCGTAGGGGTCAGGGTTATCTGAGTTCTTAGCAACGTGCGATAGCAACAGCCACGTAGTTGGTATCTTTAACAACGTCTGAGAATATAAAGAAACAGCTTCAGGGCTAAAAACATCAGACACCATAGACTTGACAACGCTATCAACGATAATTACGTCAATCTTTTTCTCTTTAACCTCGTTATAAATCTGTTCTATTTCGTTGCCCAGTCTTGTATGGCAAGCCCTTATATAGATATTTTTTGCGTCGCCCGTAATCTTTCGGATAGTTCTTGCTATTGCTTCTGTATTTGGGTTCTCGTAATCTAAATACAAAACATTGTAGCCCAATTTATCCAATCTGGTGGCTAAATAACAAGCGTAGGTAGACTTTCCCGTAGAGCCCGCTCCATAAATCAAATTTATTGCACCCTCTAATATAAATGGCTCAATCAAAAATTTGGGCTCGTATGATGTAACCTTTATATCGGTTATTTTTTCAGAGCTTGCCATTATATAACGCTTCAAAAACTCTTTTTTAAAGCTCTCGACTAATTGCGATAAAATCGCTTCAGATATAAAACTAACATTTAATTTTAAAGCATTAACCAAAACCCGCGTTCCCGTTGAAGAGTGGAAATTATAATTAGCCGAATATAAATCCTGCACTAAAACCTGCTCGTGCGCGCTCGTAATTTTTAAATAGCACTTTATACCATCTTTGTCTTGGAAGACAGATTTTACAGTAAAATACATTTTTAGCTTAGGATAGAAAAGCTCATATCCGAAGGGTATTTCTCTCATTTCAAATAAATCAGGCAATATATCAATCCTTCGGTGCTTCTCATAAATAGATTTTAGGGTTCTTTCTATCTCGCCTATATTCAATGGTGGGTTATTCTTGGTGTTCCAAGTAATAGCATTCTCGAGACAGTCTTCATACGATAACCCGTCATTTATCCACGAGCCCGCTAACCTTGCTAAAGTCTCATTACGACTGCCCTGCCCTGCACCCTTGTAAAGCTCAGTAATATCGTGTTTGCTCTTTTTTATCTCTAAGGCTTTTAAAATCACTTCAGGAATTTCTGCTATCTCAGTAGTCTCAAGCGGGTATTTATCGCTCCATCTGTAAACTTTTGGTGGTGTAAATTTAACAACATTGCCATCTTGAGAAACCAACTCATAAAACATAGAGGGGGAAGCTACGACATAGCCACCCTCAGACCTTACATCAAAGAACTTGCTTTCGTCGGTCTTTGCTTGTATATTTCTTATCCCTTCCTTATATCTAAAAAACAAATGGAAGTGGTTATTATCCGCCCGCGTTAATGCAATAGGGGTGGGTAATATCTCTTTCTGGTGCTCTTTAAAGAACTTGTAGCCCGTTTCATTATCTACATCAACCACAGTGAGATTGCTCACTTTGCCCGTTACAATAGCAATATTATACTTACCGTCTCCGAACCACTCTTTTAGCTCTTCGTGGGTTGGTAATCTATTCTGATATTCAATCCACGAGCTAATTGCTGGTCTTTTATCATTCTTTCTAACAGGAAACACACTAAAGCCATAGGTGTATACATACTTAACCGCCCATTCATAGATAGAGTCAGCCTCTGATAATTGTGCCATCATATCGCCCCCATAAAATAGCAATAATTCTCTCGGCTCTGACTATATCTGTTTTTCTTTCGGACTTCAAGTCGAAATTTATCCTTTCTATCATAATGGCATTAGCCATATTTACATTAAATATCAAGCCGTATCCCTTTTCTAAACCATAATAGTAGTATGCTAAATCTTCAACAGCAACATTTGCTCCAATTTTTACATCAAAAAAGTTTGTTAAAACCTTTCTAAACATTGCTAAAGCCGTCAAGGAGCCCAATTTATGGGCCGTATCAAATAAAGCTAAACTTAAGAAGGGGGTAAATAAATACGCCCCAACTTCTTTATAAATACTTTCAAAATGCTTTTGTGCTATTCTTTCCGCGTCCTGTATATAACCCTGTTGGTAAAAGCTATCTACTTGCTCGAATAGTTCTGGGTTGTCTTTTTTATAAATTCCATATAACATTTGGGTATCTTTGTTTTTATAAACTTTACCATCAAGAGCAACAATTAATTCGTAAGCCTCTTTAAACATTTTTTGCCTCCGACTCTTTTTCTATAGCTTCAATCATAACGCCAAAACTCTGTAGGTCGTCGTTTAAAAGGTCAATTCTTGCCTCAATCTTATTCAAATATACTTTTGATAGATTAATATTGCCATCTTTAATTTCAAAAAACAGGCTGTCTAAGTCTCGCTTTAGTTTTTTTATTATATCTTCGTCTATTGCTAAGCTGTGCTTTACTAAATCAAACAATGTTTTTATTGCCATTTTACACCTTCTTTGTTCCGAAAGAGAAGCTTACTTTTTGTCCAACCACTTGCGAAATTTTTTCGTTTTGCTTTGCAAGTTTTTTAGCCTTTATTGTATCAATCTTTAACGCCTCTATATAATCGATGCCCTCTTGCTGGCACAAAGCAATAAACTCTACGGGGTCAATTATTAAATTAACCCTTTCGAAAAACCCAATTTTTTTGTCTCCAATTATAATATGGTCGCCCGTTAATTCTAAGTGCCTTTTTAGCATTGCTTCGTATTTCTTGGACAACGCTTCAATGTATAAATACTTTTCGGCTATCTCTTTTATATTTAGTTCATTTACACTCTTTTGGCCCATTTCACAAGCCCCGCGATATTCACACATATCACAACTTGAAGTTTTTACTTGCATTCTCTTTATTCTTTTTTTTGCTTTCTCTATCTCTGCCCTTATGTCTAAATCGGTAGATACCTCAACGAGGCTTATGGGTTGGTAATTATTAAAGGTTGCCAATATGCCAACCAATGTAGGCTTGCGAGACTCTAAGTTAGCCATAGTCGCATAAGCATTTAATTGTAGGGCGTCTTTTTCATTTATATCGCTGGAATAGCGACATTTTATATCGATAATTATACGCAAGTCGGGCCTTTCGATTACTAAATCTGCAAAACCAATAAACTCATAATTGTCAATCGTTAGCCTGTATTCTTTTTCCGTCTCTATCTCGGCGCCTTTTAAATACTCATTTAAAGCCTCATAATTAGCTTTACCGTCCATAAAATCCTGTTGGATTTTTTCGTGGATTTCTTTTGCTGACTCAAATTCTGGTATTTCGGTATCTGCTGGTGCTTGCTCTATATATCTTTTTTCAAATGCCAATTTACAGCCCTTAGTCGCCTCTATCTTTGAGTGGCTCCAATGTTCCATTATTTAGCCCCCTTTTTTCTTAATTCTCTTATTAAATATAATGTTAAAAAATAAGCCGTTGAGTCATAGCTTGAAAAAACCATTTCTTTATCCCTAACTTTATCAACATATAAAAGATTGTTCCAATATTCTAAGAATATATTTTGGGTCGTTTTTTTAATTTCATTTAAAACCTCATCATTTAACTTATACTTAAACATAGTCTCGCCAAACATTCTTCCCCTTATCAAAGATAAAATATCTTTTAGTTTTTCCGAATATCCCGCCAAAGTCAAAAACTCTTCGGCTTCTTTAAAATTTTTAAACTCTTTTAGCTCCATTATCCACCCCCTTCAATTACTTCATTTAAATCATTTATAGAACTATCAATATCATACACCAGCGATAATGCGTCTTCAATTTGTGCTTTAGTCTTTTCTGTGTAATATTTTATCTCAGAGATATTGTCATTGATACTATCTATTTTAGAATCTAACTGCTTTTTTAAAGCTTCTAACCTGTTGGCAATTGTTATTATTTCGTTTTTATCCATTTTATACCTCTCTTAATTCATTTATTAAATACATTACTAAAACATAGCCGATTGTATAATCTTGGAGGCTCGGCCTACAAGGGGTGTCCATTATTCTGCTGTTCCAATACACCAAAAAACTTTCGGCCTTTTTTGTTTCGCTATTCCATTCCATTTTTATTATTTCAAGGATTTTAGAAAACTGTGTTGCGTAGCCTACTTCACTAAAAAACCTTTCGGCTTCTTCTATATTTTCAAACTCTATTAGTCTCATTTTACACCTTCGCCGTCGTAAGCTTTTTTTGATTCTGGTATTTACCGTCTTTATCTTTGTAACTTATTTCGCACACTTCATTAGCCTTTAGAAAAATAACTTGGGCTATGCCTTCAAAAGCATATATTTTAGCTGGTAAAGGCGTGGTGTTGGATATTTCTATTGTAACATAGCCTTCCCATTCGGGCTCAAAAGGTGTTACATTTACAATAATTCCGCACCTTGCATAGGTAGATTTGCCAACGCATATTGTCAAAATATCTCTTGGAATTCTAAAATATTCTAAGCTTCTTGCTAAAACAAAACTATTGGGTGGTATAATACAAGAACTGCCTTCATAGTCAATATAGCTATTCTCGGAAAAGTTTTTCGGGTCAATTATTGCATTATTTACATTTGTAAATATTTTAAACTCGTCAGAGATACGCATATCGTAACCATAACTGGAAACTCCGTATGAAATAATTTTTACGCCTCCGATATCTTTAATCTGCCTGCTCTCAAATGGCTCTATCATTCCGCCGATTGCCCTTTTAATAATTTCTTTATCGCTCAAAATCATTTTGCACCTCATAAATCTTTTATTTTTATTATTCCAAGCTCTTTAAGTTGCTTTTCGACTTTCTTAAGTTTATATTTGCTAATAAACAACTCTTTAGAAAACTTTTCTAATTCAATCTTACCATCAATATTCCCAAGAATTCCATAAATAACCACTAATTTAGTTTCTGGTATTAGCATTTCGTCCGTCAATGTATTTTGTATAACGTAAATTTTATCTGCTAATGAGTTCTTTTTCATTCTACACCTGCCTTTACCAATTCAATCATTACCTTATTTGCCTCAGCCTTTCTTATTTTGTCAATGGATATTATTGAACGGCCGATTATTTTAGATATAATCTGTATTGCTTCATCTTCTTTTAAATTCTTTCGGTCTATTATTTGCTGAATATTTTTTATTTGTTTCTCGTCTATGGTTGGCTCGTTTACGTCTTTATCTTTCATTTTTTCTTTAATTTTAGATTGCTCTTCTTTGGTTTTTTCGATTTCTTTTTTAATGTTATTGTTTATGATTTCTTTTTCTTCTTCTAAGTCATTAGCATCAGTGTCTTCTTCAGTGGCTAATCCTAAGGCTAAAGACAGAGAATATCTTTTAGCGTAGGTTAGCGCCGTAGCTAATGCCTGGATTGGTAGCATATATTCCGAATATTGGACTATAGCCCGAAACGTCGTAATTTCTTGCCAACCTTCTATATGGCTTATGAAGCACTTTACTATTATAATCTTATCTTGGTATTCAGCCTCAAACCTATAGGATAACCCGTATTTATCTAATAAAGGCTTTATCGCCTCAACCACATCGTCAAAACTTGCGTAATTGTAGCGAACCGTCTTACCGTCCCTATTATATACCGTCTTGGTCTTTTTTATGGACGGTATTTGTGTTTGGAACTCGGACAATGCCTTATAAAATGCTTTTTTAGAAGCCATTTTTTCGGACTCCGATTTCATTTCTAACAACTTATTTAAGATTTCTATATTGTTAATTTCTATTGCCTTAGCTATTAAATCGTTCATTAGACACCCCCTGGTATAGTTTCAAAAATATTTTTTTATACATATTTTTCTGTGGGCCTTTAGCTTTTTTATATTTCAGATAATACTGGACACATTTTGCCCAGCTGTAGACCTCTGTTAAGCCTTGCTTCGGAACCCAAACATTAGCAACTTCGGGTAGGTTTTTAGCCTCTAACTCGACTTCCGCCTTTAATTTGCTAAAGGTATTTAACGCCTTCGCATAGGTAATGTGGTTAGTTTGTAAATACCACATTAGGGCCCATATGCGATAAAACCTGTTTAGTTTACCCTGCCTTGTGGTGGGCCTTTTCTGGTGCATATAAGCGAAGAGCTCCACCACTAAAAACTTTAGCGAGTGTTTTTTAAATTTCTCAACTATTGCTAAATTATGAGGCTCTGGTAGCCTCTTAATTTGCATATAGTCAGATAGAAGCATTTCTTCCGAGAACTTATTACGGGGCTTATAATTTACCATAATAGCCCCCACTTTACTTTGTTTAGCTCCATAAAAATTAACAAAATCAATAATAAATCGATAATACCAAACACCCAAACAATGCCCTTTTTAGCATTGTTTCCGTAATTCTTGTAATCAATCATACAACCCCCTTAGAACGGCTCGCCGTCTTCGAACCTTTCTTTTTCTTTAGCACCATTTATAAATTGAAAACCACTAAGGACAACGTCCATTCTTTGCTTATTGTTGCCCTCTTTATCCTGCCATTTTTGAAGCCTCAATCTGCCCTCAACAAAAATGGCGGAACCCTTTTTACAATATTGAGATATTACTTCAGCCTGTTTTCCAATTGCCGTAATGTCCAAAAAAAGCACTTCATCCTTGTCCTTGCCTTTAGTATTTACAGCAAGGCCAAAGGACCCAATCGCCACATTGGTGGCGGTATACTTCAATTCGACATCTCTTGTGAGATGCCCCATAAGTAAAATACGATTCAAATTCGGCATAAAACCTCCGATACAGCGACTACTTGTTCCTGCCAATCGGTCAGGCATCGTCGCTTTATCAAAAAAAACTGGTGCTTGTTAAACACCAGTTATAGGGAGAACGCTTCTTTCGACTAAAGTTATTCTATCTAAAGTTTCATCGTATTCTAATTCGTAGACGGTTATACCGTCCACTTTCTCACCGCATTTGCTCCTGAATTTATTACCTTCGCCATCTCTATAAATATTTGCTTTAAATTTTGGGTGCTCATATGGTCCTATGTAGTAGACTATCTTTACCGCCTCATTGTCTATTGCACTAATTATCTTTTTCCTCGAACCTATAAAATTAATCATTTGAAACCTCCGATTTTATAACTTTAGGCGGGCATAGGTGCTCGCCTAACTCTATTACATTTATAATCTCGCCATTAACATCAATAAAGACGCCCTCGTCGTCTATTACATTGTTAACAAAATATTTTCCCTCGCCCTCGTAGACATTCAGGTGGTTATGGTTATAACCACCGAAGTCCCACTCACCCAGTAACACTGCTTTAACCATTGGGAACCTCCGAAAAGTTTTTAGGATTTTTTCAAATCCTTAATTTATAATATATCAAATATTTTTTATTTGTCAAGTGTTTTTTAAAAAAAATATATAATAAGATTTTGCTATTAAAACAACAAAAAATAAAGTATAATAAAATTTTTATATTTTTTATATTTTTTGCAATAAAAGAGCCCCAATAGCTGGCAACTACTATTGGGGCGCTGGCCTAAAAAAGGAGGAGATGATGAACTTATACGGAGGTTTTCTATTGCTATTATAGCAATAAAATATATAAAAATCAAGGAAAACATAAAAACGCCCTCAACGGGCGTTTAACTATTGAGTAGGAAACACTTTTAAATTATAAACATTTAAACCATTTTGTCAAATCCAAGTTGCCGTGCCCGCCTCTAATTGTTTTATTTGGTTAGAGAATTCTTTTTGCCATTGGACAACCACTTTATCAGCCACTAAGTCCAAAATCTTTTTAAACATAAATTCTTGGCCATAAACCTTAAGGGCAATTAACTTGCCACTTGCTTCACGCCCAAAGACTAATGGTGTTCCGCCTCGCCCTCTTGCAATAAAAACGCCCTCTATATTTCCAATCTGCCATTGGCCACCACTTATAATAGTTTGTTGGCCTTTTATAATTTGCACTTGCACCCCGCCCGTTGCTTGCTTTCTCGTCCCTTTGGTGGTCAATTCAAATTTGCCCTTTTTAGTTTTAATCTGAGTTTTTATTCTATCGCTTATTTGGACTGGGTTAAAATATGACATTAGGATAGGCTCGCCTACTACCAATATTTCTGCTTTTGTTTCGTTATATTTGGTAGATATTTTTTTATCTAAATCAGATTTTTTTATATTAAAGCCCAATTTATCTCTAATGTCGGAGCTGGCCTCTGTCTTACCGCTTCTAATAGAGTTTCTTAAGGCAAACTTAATCGCTTTATTAATCTGCTCGGGGTTATATTTTTCTTTTACCTGCTCCACGCCTTCAAGCTTAATCGAAACTTCCATTATAACAGCACCAATATGGCTATTCCGAGACCCGCGCCCATTATAAAATATTGAACTTTATCGCCTATGGAAGGTTTTTTGTGGCTTACGCACTCATTATAAGCATTTTTATAATTATTAGCAATAGTTTGTTGAAGCTCCACTTGCTCTTTAAGGAGACTATTTTGCTTAGCTAAAGCTTCATTCTGGTTTTTTAAATTCTGGGTTAGTTCTTGGTATTCTTTTATTTCTTGGTCTAAAACTCTTTTTTGCTCCAATTCAACAACCATATTGGAAGCGTCAGAAACACTAAAACAAACCTTATCTTCGGCAAATGCTGTTGTTGTTCCAATTAAAAAAAAGGCTATTAAAAAAACACTAATTAGTCGGCTCATAACCCAACCCCTTAAATCTTTGTTTTAGCTCTTTTACACTTTTAGGCTCTGTTATCTTTTGCCTTTTATATTCATACTTAGAGATTGTTTTTTCTTTCAGCTCTTGCTCTTTCTTTAGAACATCTAATTGGTCTTGTAAATCCTTAATCTGGGTATCTTTTTCTTTTACCAACCTTTCTAAAGACTTATTCGTGTCTCTAATTACCTTTTGCTCGCTTTTATAATTGGTTATATCGACATAGACTATATACGCAAGGACAATAAAAACAAACCCCGCAATATACCATTTATAACGATTCAGAATACTTACCAATATCTGCATTCAACCCCCTGGTATTTAATACCTTTTTCATACACTTTTAGAGAATATTCGTAATTTATATCACAACTGCCCCGCCATTGTTTGCAAACCCCGCCTTGTCTCCAAACACAAATAGATTGATTATATTTCGCGACACATACATCGAGAGCCCTTTCCCAATTGCCCCGTCCTTCCACTGCCTCACGGTTCACATAATAAGCACTACGGTTATATATCTGGTATATAACCCAAAGCTTTTTAATCTTAGCCCGCTCTTGCGCGTCCTTAATTATATAAGCTTGCGATAAAAAATAATCAAAATTATCTTTTTGCTTCCAATTAGAGAAATACTTTTTTAGAACTTTATCCCAGTAAACGGGTGTAATTTGTGCATACCCAATGCTACCAATTCCATCTAAGCTTGTTCGCCAAAAACAATTGGTCTCAACTTCTATTTGGCCTAAATTAAATTGGTAAGGATAGCTAATTCCGAGCACAAATTCGCTCGCATTCTTTACTTTCGGTATTAAAACTCTGCAATCTGCCCTTGCTATGGAAAACATCAAAAGAAAAACTAATAAAACCCTCATATCGCTACGCTAATGGCCCGCCACGCTTGTTTAGGCCTTCAGACTTACAATTACACCTAAAAATCATTTGCAACGCTTGTAGGCCCCTTTACGAATATGTTTTTTTTAGCCAAAGGCAATAATTATAGAACTACTCAATAAGATAGTTAAATAATATGCCACCTTAAGCCTTGCGTCAGCGTCCCATTCAATATGTCCTATTCTTAAGACTCTAAAAATATAAGCCAAAGAATACCATAGAGAAACTAAAAAAACTTTCTTAAATACAAACTGTAGTGGTGCATAAAATAAGCCTATTATTCCACTCGCAAAAATAAACAAACCAATCAAAATAATTGTATTTTGTAACCCAAAACCTTTTAAATAATCTTTTAGACTTTTTTTCATTTATACCCCCGTTTTATAGCTCACTAATGCACTGCTTGTGGTTATATATTTTATTGTTAGCTCCATAACTTTTCCCGCCGTTGTTGAGGTAGGCAAGGCTACTCCTAAACCTGCATAATTAGTGCCAAAAGATATATTCTGGGCCGTTCCATTATCCAAAATATAAATAAGAAAACTATCGCCCGCCTTAACATTTGTGGCATTATTTATCGTTATGCTATTTGCTAAAACCAAAGAATAATACTCATCGTAAACTGTTTTATCAGGAGTGATTTGTGTAGGAGAATTTACAGTATTTTGTCTTGGTGGAAAATTATTAAAATCGCCAGTCATAATATATTTAGAGTCGACACTATCATATGCAAAAATTACAGCCGTTATGGAATTTGGTAAAGTGCTTGGTTGGAAACCATTTACGATATTACTGCCCCAAGTTATTACTCGCCCGCCCGTAGAATCTTGCTTTATCAATAGAATACATTTTCCGCCCGCTCGTCCATTGGTAAAGTTTATCGTTGTGTTTCCCGTTAAAGTTACAATCTGAGAATCGCTCTTGCTCCAATCAACCGTTATGGCGCTCGAAAAGGTTATTTGGTTTAGAGATAAATTAAATCTATTAAAAAAATCATTAATCGTTTGAAAATTGGTAGAATATATATTATTCCAGCCCGTTGTGCCGTAGGTTGCTGTTTGCATACCCGTTGGTGATAATGTAGCCATATTGCCCCCTTAATTTATAGAATATACGCCGTCAGAAGCTCCAACATATAGAGACTTGCTTGACGAATACTGTCCGTTGTTATAATGCCTTACGCTTACCGTGAAGGCGCTCGCATTATTAACCACTATATTTGGTGTGGTATAAACCGTTACATTGGTTCCAATAGTAACCTCGAAACTTCCTTCAACCAAAAATGGGTAGGTATCGGTGTAGGTGTCCGCATTTTGGTAACCCGCTCCATCTAAATTAGTCTTAGTTACTGCAAATATATCAATATTTACATTTGCCCCGCTTCTTGTGGCTACTATAGCCTGCGGAGTAATTGGTATATTTGCCTTATTGCTCAAATTTACTTGTATAGCCGTTACTTGCGACAAATCTAAAACAGAGTTCATAACTATTGGGGCCACTTTCAAATAAAAGGTATTTACATTATACGGAACGCTTAAAATGTTGTCTCCGATATTATTAATCCACGCTTGGGCTCCACTGCTATGGTCTGTCTTTGTGGTCCATAAAAGACCCCTTATTATACCCGTAATGCTATAATCTGCGGTCCCATAGGGGTTAAGGTTTTGAAAAGCCATTATCTCGTTATCCACTATTAAAACCCTTTTCTGAGTAAATAACCCTGTGCTATCCGTGCTCGCATATGTATAAAACTCTTTATATGGGGTAAACAATAACCCGTTGGAGTCTATATCATAGGTATTGGAGCTATACGGCCCGTCTAAAACTCCAGCCGTAGCCCAAGAACTACAGGTTGTTAGCAACTCATAATTAGAGCCGTCAGTGCTTCCATATACAGCGAAACCTGTTTCGTAGCCCATTTCTTTATTAGCAAGAATTAAAAGTGCTGGGTTAGATATTCCACTTATATAGTCTAACTCTAAAATTTTTATGTGTGTTAAAGGGGTAGCCGTAAAAGTAGGTTGCACCCATTGTGTCCCGCCAACATTTAAGAAGTTGGTGTCCATTTGTGCTTCGGTCTGCTCCAAAAGTTGCATTGTTATTTCATTGCTATCAATCGCTGGCTCGCTTATCGAAAGAATTCTAAAATTACCATTTAAACCAATATCGGAATTTATTACCGTTAAAACATCGCCAATAGAATACATCGCATATTTTATCGGTAATTTTAAATTTAAGGTCATTCTCGGGTAACTGCCTTGCTTCATAAATTCAGACAATCTCGCCATCGCTGTCGCTTGGTCTATAAAAGCCGTCAAATCTATCTCTTGGCGAACCTTCATTCCCGCTAACAATTGGGTTGCTGGGTTCTCAAGAATTAGTGTTCTCGTTACTCCATTGTCTACATAATTACCAACAAATTGGTTGTAGATTGTATTCCAACTGGGCTTTGCTAAAGAGAAACTTATCCAATCGTCTTGTATGGTCCCTACTGGGGTATCGTCAGGTCTAAATATCTTTATTACAATCTTGCCATTAGAATCATAATCTAAATAGCTATCGACAAACTCTAAAATCTTATTAGCGCCCTCTTTGGCTTGTGTAGAGGAGGATATAACATAATTAATGCCCCAACCCTTGCTATAATAATAATCTGAAGCCTGATTAAAATTATCGTAATTCACATCATTTGGGTTCAGCCCCGCTATATTCACAAGTAGGTCATATACCGCCCCTGCTGGGTTGGAGCCATTAGACATATTTTCGTTCCTTAAGCCCGTAGACAAAACCTTTTGGATTTTAAAGGTTATGGTAGGCACATAAGTTCTGTTTTCGCCACAATATAACCTCTTAAAAAATATGTGTGCCACTCCAGGTATAGACGAGGCATAGGTTAACTGTGGAGCGTCAGCCGTTGTTGGGTAAACTCCATTAGTGCCATCATTTAACTTTTGGTAAAGGCTCGAGACACCCTTTGTGGTATCTGAATCTTCATACATAGTGATTAAATTAATCTTGCCTTGGGCTATGCCCTGCCAAACGTCCATATAATACTTGTAGCCCGTTACAACATCACCGCCACCGCCACCTTTACCGCCCGCCTTTTGCTTCTCTTCGACGGTATAAAGGTTGCCGTAAAAGATAATATTTCCAGGTATATTTACTATTCCATAGGTCAAAGGCACGGGTTGCCCTTCATTTGTTTGGGTTACCTGAAAATCGGCGAAGCTTGCGGGCTTCATATTCATTGTTGGCTTAGGGGTAAAAATAGAAGAAATTAGGGTTAGCCCAACCATTACTAAACCCAATATTAAACTACCAGATAAAGCCCAAGTTAGCCCGCCCGTTATAAAGGCACCCAAGATAACCGCGAAGCCCATTACAGCTCCACCAATCTAAGCACTTTTTTAAGGTGCTTCTTCCAATGCTCGTTTAATTCAGACACTATTACGCCCCTTTCTGGTGCACTATGAATAAATTTGTTATTATCTAAACAAACCCCGACGTGATTCATTAAACCCTTAGGTGAGTGGTAAGCAAAAAGCAAATAATCGCCTCTATATAAATTGTCAGGCTCAAGCTCAATAAAATCTAAACCACCTTTTAAAAACCTCTTATTATACATTATATAGTCGTAAATAATCTCTTTATCAAGGTGTATATACCACTCAGGGGAATATATATCGAATTTATAGCCGTCTAAAATACCTGCTTGGGTTAGTGCGTTTCCGACAAATTGGTTACAATCAGTCCCCCGCCCTTTTGCCCCCCATAAGTGTCGATAAGGCGTCCCAACCCAACTAAGAAGTTCGCTTTTAAACTTTGCCCATTCTTCGTCGTTATTAAAAAAATATCTCATTTGAAGCCCCACATTACAGGGTTTTTAGTAGGTATATATGGAAACCCCTTAAATCTCGCAAGGTTATTAAATTTATTCTTACAAGTCGCTGGTGTTTTATCACAGCCCGCATATACTATTACTTGCTGGCCGTCAATATTATCGTCAAAAGGCATATGAAGGAAACATTGGCTATTTGGTTGGTCGTGTTTTGTTATCATTCTATATTTACCGTTATACTCCACATAACCGTAGGTATACCAATCTGCTGGTTTGCTACCAAATATAGACGCTTTTATCACCGAACCACTCGCCGAAACCGTCGTTACATCTCTAAAATTGGTATTTAACACTCCACAATAACCATCATACAAGGTTGCATTACAATAGGCCGAATATACTATCTGAGGCACTAAAGTTTGGTTAAGCATTAAAATATCTTCTGCCTTAAAAGTTATAGTCCTTCCCTCAACGCCTACAGCCTCGCCCTCGCCAACAAAAAGAGTTTTAATGCTCTGGGTAGATAAAAACAACCGCCTTAAAACTAATCTAATACGTGGCACATTTACAACCAAAAAATCTAAAGAGCTCGACTCTTTGGTCGCAAAAGTTATGGTAACCTCTCTTTTATTGCCTTTCTCTGCTGTAAATTCGCTTCTTTGCATTACCGTTGCTATATAGGTGGTATTACTATAGGTAATATTTTTGGGGTAATTTGTTACATTTATCGTATATTGGGGAAAATAAAAATCATAAAGCTCTGCAAAAGTAGGCAATTGGGTTTGCACAATATCATTATTATACGCCATTAGACCTCCGAATATTCGTAAGGGACTTCTTGGTATACTAAGCTAACTTGGCCTATCATATCTTCGCCGTCCGCTTTTTGTATCTTTACAATAAAGTCACTTGCGTGCCTTGCCAATATTAGCCTGCCAAAAAAAACTACATCTGTTATATTTAAAGCTATTGGCATTGCCGTGTCAAGCATTAACCTTTCATAGCCCGTCGTCTCTACCTCGTAAGATGTTACTTTTCTAACAATCAAATCGCCCGCTTTTGTTACTATAAATATTCTTAGATTGGTGTCATTTTTAGCCGTTAACTGTGAAAAACTTACCATTATATACGAGTCGTTTGCATTTGCGTTTTGGGCTAAATTAAATTCTTGGCTCCAACAAGCAAGCCAAAACCTCGACAACTGCCCATTAGTAAACTTATAAAAAGAATTTAAGGTTTGAAAATCCGTCCTTGTTTGAAAAGTATAAGAAGCCGTTATCTTTCTTAGAGATACAGGCGTATAGGGATAACCAATCGTTCTCGTCCCTGCAAAAGAAACAAAATCGCCATTGTCTAAATACTCCACTTTATAATTATCTAAATCAGGCTGGGGGTAAACAAATATAGTGCTTAAGGTATTTAATCCCGTTATGGATTGCATTAGATAAACACCTCTTTTGCCTCAAAATCTATCATTGCAAACTTGCCCGCTTTCCCATCTTGGGATATATTATTTATTACTCCATAAAAGGCTGGGTAAATCTCTATATCGTTTGCTGGTAAATTACTCGTTGCTGGATATTGCAAAGTTATTACTTTATTTGTTGTGTCAACCGAAGCCACTTCCAAACAAGAAGCAACTTGGGTGCTTTTTTGATAAACCACTATTAAAGGGCAAGTGGTAATTTCGGTGTATTTAGATATATCTTCGTTTACAGTTATCGACGTTAGCCCATTTAAATTGCTCGCTGTAGGGGTTACCCTTTCAAATGGTATCGAAACCGCAAACAATTTGCCCCCGTGCTGGTCTATGCCCGTTCTTGCCGTGCCGTAAGACATATCATCGACAAAGGCTTTTGCTTTATAACCCCTCAGCGGTGTATCAACTAAATTTCGCCTTTGCTCTTTAAGAAACATATTTACAGCATTAACCAAAGCATAAGATAAAGTAAATTCAAAACTATCGGGTATAATATGCACCAAAGGTAACGTGGCTATTCTTAAACCCGTTATAAATAGGTTATAGTTCCCGCCAATATCAAACAAAAAACCAAAACTGCCATTTATTACAGGTTGGCCATTTATTGCCTGGATTTTTATTACCGTGCTTTTCATAACTAATGGGTTGTATGCTCCAGTCAAAACAGTAGAGAAACTTATTCCATCAAGAGAGTTATTTTGTATTTGGCTTAAATTAACCTTTTGGGTGTAAGCATTCCAAATATAAAAATTATAGTATTGGTCTGTTGATACGAGGCCCGCGTTTATGTTAGTTAAAGACAGCCAAATCTGGTTATAGAAAATATCATACATATCATATGCCCTTAGCCCGCTTCTTTTTGCTCCACCGAATACTAAATCATTATAAGCAAAGTGGGTTAAAAGAATAGGCTCTTTGTCTTTTAATAAATCTATTGCGTTAATCGTTGCTGGAAAGTAATTTAAATCTCTTTCAGGCCACTCTGGTGCTGGTATAAGAAAACTTTCAAAAATAGGGAAAATGTATGCCATTAATTACCCGTTTCTATTGCTACGCCAAAAGGAGATTGATAATCGCCCATTTCAACAATTGTAAACTTTCTCTGCCCATAATAAGTCGTGTCGCCTGGTAGAAAGTAGGGATAGCCCGCCGTTGCATAATAGGGCAATTCGCCTATTGGGTGAAAGTAATTATAACCACTAACAGAATAGGACAAAGATACAATCGGCTTAATTATTGGTGCTTTATTTGTATAGGAGCTCATTTTAACAGCCCAATTATAAGAAAAACCTTTGTTTTGGGTGTATAATGTATAATAATTTGGGTAGGGTGTTCTAAACAAAGAAACCGTAGAGCCCATAGTCCCTTTTGTGCGCCCCGCACCCAAATAATACAAATCGCCAGAGCTATATGTCCCGTCATTAGCTCCACTCCAAATACAAAAATAAATAGGGTTATACGATGTATTAATACTTTTAGTAGTAATAAGAATATTCCCTTCCGTCTCTCCACTTTTATAACTCTCTATCGAGCCCATAAAAAATGGAACAATCCACCTTCCGCTTAATGGGTTTCCACTGGTATTGATATTAAAATTACCATCTAAAAACACTAAAATTCCGCTTTGATTTGCAAAAACCCATTGGGTTAACAAAGGGAATTGTGCTGGGTTATTATAAGGGTAAGAAATGTTATAGCCAGTGGTAAACATTCCTGGCTGTGCATTATACGCTAAGCTTCCATTAAATCCTAAATTGCCATATATTTGTAAAGCGTAATAATTCCCATACGAATTAGAATAATAAACATACTTCATTGAAAAATATAAATTCTGGCTTCCATTTCCCGTAGAGTGTATATAAAGCTCTAAGTTTGCGCTATCAAATTTATCTATTGTCCAACCATTTAAAACAACGCTGTTGGCTATATTCTGCAAAACTGCCAAAGGCGTCGCTACATTGGTAAATTGGTATTTATTAAATACTGCCATTAAGCCTCCTTGATAGCCATAAAATCTACATAGGTTGTCCTAAAACAATTTTGAAAAATAATATACGTATCGCTTCCAACCGTAAATTCATTTTCAGACTGCAATGCAAAACCAGGCGAAAAATAACAACCATCAGGAAAGCCAGAAATATATTCATCGCAAAACAAATAAAGAGGCAATAAAACATTATTATACCCCGATTGGTATGCTACGGTAGACCAAGAATCATCAAAATAACTTCCGTCATAATTACTTTTCCCATCATAAATATACGGTGGCCCTTCTGTGGGTATTATTCTATATCTTCTGCTCCATTGATTGGCATAATTAATCATACCGCCTTTGCCATAATCGTTAGACCCTGTGGGAGCCTGAAAACCAGAAGAAAAAGGTTGGGCGATATAGCTTCTTACTGCCGTAGACCAAGTATTAACAGTGCTATCGTAATATATCGCGTAAGTCGTATTCGTGATATCCGTCCCCGTCCATAAATCACCATAAATCCACATAGGGGTTGGGTATTCGGAAGGCAAACTTACTCGCATAAAATAACCCGCATAGCCAAAAGAATAATAGGTATTATTTCTTACTACAATAATAATTCTTTGCTTATTAGAAAAAATCCATTGGTAGATATCGCCCGTCCAATAACCAAAGGCTGGAAAAGAGCAATTGGTTAAAGTAGTGCTTTGCAAAGCATATAAATTGCCCGTTGTATCAAAAAAACTCGTTACTCCAACATCAAACCTACGATATCCCGTCATTACAATATTCGCTTTATCAAGCCCCGTAGAAAGCATTAAAAAGCCCAAATCTATTTGGCTTTGCCCATCAAGGCCCGTATTTCTTACTACGATTTGGTATCTTTTAAAGCTATAGGTATAGCTTATTGTTGCTGGCACAGTCCCCTTTAAAAGGGTAAAATAGCCAAGCTTCCAATCAAGAGAATAATCAGTGCCCTCAACTAAAGTAGTTCCGCCATTGGTAAAGGTATAGCTACTTACAAAACCAGTAGGTAAAGCTGTTGGTGTGTTTAAGGCATTAACCGTTATACTGCCCGAATACGCTATAGAAGTAAAGCTATTAGGTGATGTGTCTAAATTCGTATAAACAATTTGCCAATCCCTGCCTGGAGTATTTGGGTCTCCGCAAATAAACCTAAAAAAATTAGTAAATGCACTTACAAAATTATTCTGTTGGCCCGTGATAGTTTGCTTCCCTGAATATGCCATTTTTTACCTCAAAACTTTTTTAATTTGTGCGGACTGGTTGCTTATTACATTTACTACCGCTTTTTGCCCCGCTTGGCTGGATAGGTATTGATTCAACAATTGTGGGTCGATTACATTTACTATATTAACACTTTGTTGTTGTTTTGCTGGTGCGGGGTTATCTAAAGCACTCGCTAACTTATTAAAAGTGTTATTTTGCTCTCTCGATAAAACTCTCTCGCCCGTTTGCAAAATAGCTGGCACTTCATCGATACCTAAATGGAATCGTGGCACATAACCACCCGTATGGAAGTGCAATCCCGTCAGCATACCAATATTGGGCGACGCTGGCTCCAATGCTCCACCACCAAACAGGCCACCAAACAGGCCACCACCACCACCCAATAAGCCACCTAAGGAACTAACAAGTGGTTGTATCACTAAAATCTTTAAAAGCTCTTGGTATATGCTTTGGAGCGTAGAAATTGCTAAGTCTCTAAAATTCATAAACTTTGCACTCGTTACATCTAAAAAGCTTGTCAGCCCATTTTGCATAGTGCTTATTAGGGAATTGGCAATTTCTTTCCCTTGCTGGAAACTCGATAAAGCTTTATCAGAAAATTCTTTCATTGCAAACTGGAAACCCTGCCCAATTGTGCCATTTAACTCTAACCATTTTAGTTTTAAATCAACAATGGAAGCCTGTAACCTCTTTATTTGCTCCATCTTTTGAATATAATTTTGGTCGTCGCCCGCGTCTCTAAACTGCTCAGCCTCTTGCTTATAAACATCTAACAAGCGCATATTTAAATCGATTTGCTCATTTAAGGCGTCTTTTTGGCTCTCATTTTGGAGCTTTACATCTAAGTCTATTTGGGCTAAAGCATTCTGTATTTTCAACTCGGCTATTTTATTTTGGTAATCTTGCTCGACTTTTTGCTTTTTTTGGGCTGTTGCTTCTTCAATTTTAATTTTATTATCTTGGTATTGCTCATAAGTCATTGCGTCTTGCTTATAAAGCTCAGCCTCTTTTACATTTAATTTCAATAACTTATCATAAACAATTTGGTCGAAATGGTTATTTTTATAAATTTCGTCAAGCTTTTCTGTTTCTTTATCGCCCCAATCTTGTGCCTCTGCGAGCCTTTTATCGTATTCGGTCTGGAACTCTTTAGTAATATCTCTCTCTAAATCAACCCTTTTTTTATAATAATCTTCGATTATTTTATCGTCTTTTATGCTCGCCCCTTTCTGGGCTAAATTTATCGCATTTAGAGCCTCTTGGGAAGATATAACGCCTTTTTTCTGAAATTCTTTTATTTTATTTAATTTCTCAGTCAACCATTTATCAGTATCTGCTAAATCTTTTGCTATACCCGTTTGGGTTGCGGAATATAGCTCGTCCATTAATTCCTTGTAAGAATCCCTTAATCTGTCTAAATCGCCCGCACCTTTGTTTGTATCAATTGCTGGACCTTTTGGGGTTGGCCCTTTAAAATCAGTGCTTGGACTTCCCGCACTTTGTTTTTTATTAAAATTAGCAATAAGGCTGTTTGCTTTTTGCAAATCTTTATAAATACTATCACTTAAACCACCCTGCAAAGACTGTTGGCCGTGCTTTATAAAATCATTTACGCCATTTTTAACTAATTGGGATTGTTCTGAGGCCTTACCAACTTGAAAGGTTACTGCATAGCCAACCTGTGCTATTGCGTGTGCAAGAACACTACCCATATCTACGAATTGGCTAATTATTGAGGCAACCCTACTGGATATAGAAGGCAATATACCAACAGAGATATATAACAACCCTTTAGATATTGTTTCTATTAACCCACCCAAAACACTTAACACAGGTGCAAATGGTTGCAATATCGTATAAATAGATTGCACTGTTGCCTTTACGCTTTCCCAACCTGCCTTAATACCCGCTGATATTTGTTGCTTATGCTCATTGGTAAATTTAATAATGCTTATCAAGAAGTTATTTATATCTTGGTAAAGCTCTGCAAATCCCATTCTCATTATTTCGTCTTTTATGGTAGATAAGTGATTCTCTATTACTACCCAAGTGCCCTCGTAATCTTTTGCTGAGGCATTATAGCCCTGCATATATTTGGCCAATTCAATCATAACATCTCGGCCTTGCGATTCCCACATTCTAATCGTTTTGGCCAAAACATTATGTTCTTCGTCTCCGCCCATAGACTCATTAATTTGTTTAGCTAACTGTGATTTTTTTATATCTGCGTCGAGCAATCCTTCGGTTTCAGTTCTTAACGCCTTAAGAGAGCTTCTCGCCGTAAAGGACACTATCTGGATAGCGTTAGCTAGGGTAACTAAACTGTCAATACTTTCTTTGGAGGCACTTATCGTTAGTCCGTGCTGGTTAATTATAAAAATCTCTTTCTCAATATCTTTTAAAGAGGCTATAGACCTGCTTGCTACTTGTTCGGCTATTTCTTGCTGGCCTTCAGCATATTCTTTCGCTTTTTCGTAATATTCTTTAGTGTCTAAACCTTTGTCTTGCGAAGCTTTTAATTGAGTTAAAACTGTAGCCGTTCTTAAAACACTCATATTGAATTCGTCTACGGCTTTGTAGCCTTCTGTAATAAACTCTTTTGTTTTTTCAAGTGTTTCGTAAACGGTTACTGCTAATTCGGCAAATTTTGTTATTCCTTCGGCTACTTGGGTGCTCATATTTTTGAGGTTATTATTGAGATTATTAAAAGCTGTTGTTGTATTATCTATTGCATTTATGATTAGTTTTACTTCGTTATCTGCCAATCTAACACCTCAGCCTTGCCAGGCTTTCTGCCCGCAACCTTGCAAGCTTTCTCGTATTCTTTCTGGTATCGTTCTTTTTTCTCTGCTTCCGTTTCGCCTATTAGAAAAGCAATTACGCTTTCTCGGAATAAAACTTCGCGCATTACATACTTTAAATACTTTTCTGTTTCTTTTAAAGTAAAGCTCCATTCTATCCCGTCCCTTTTGGTAATATCGCCCTTAGCCAAATAAAGAACAGCTTCGTCTAATATTTCTAAGATGCTTTTGTCAGAGTTCTCGCCCAACTGCCCACTTTCTGAAATACTAAAGACAGTGGGTTGCAAGAAAAAAAATCGTCGATTACCTTTACGGCCGTTTCTAAACTGCACTGCTCCAATTCTTTTGCCATCAAATTCAAATCTTTATCTTTTGGGCTCTTGCCTTCTTCGACTAAAACAATCGCAAAGAAGTTTGGTATCTTATCGCCCAAAGCACTTATAAAATCCATCGTTGTGGGTGTTTCTTTTAATTGAAAATCGTTTAAAATGCCTGCTATTTGCTTAATTTGGCCAATTACTAAAGGCTTTTGAATATACTTTTTGCCGTTTATTTCATACTTCATAAAGTCGCCTGCGTGCATTTTAACACCATTTGTATGCTCGAACCCGTTGCGTTTGTGCTGTAAAATGCCTCGAAAGGTAAATCAATAAAAACTCCACTTGGGCCCGCTATAGCTGGACTTACTGGGGAGTATATCAACTCTGGTATTAATATATCTAACGCCTCGTTGCCACTGGAACCGTCGCCCGTGCCCAAAGAATAAGATATTTCAAGGCTCGAAGTTTGCGAATTCATAGCCTTTTGGAGCAAACTCATTCCATCAAACAACGCCTTTATTTTACCGCTTACCTTAACAATTCCCTCTGGTAGCGAATATCTTTCGCCCTGCCCGCCTATAACATAAACAGAGGCGTCAAGGTTATTCTCTATGCTAAGAGTAACTTCAGTTACCGTTGCTATCGGTGTTCCGCCCTCTTTAATATAAGCTATATTAAAACCCGTCCAAGAAACCTTTGTTAAATCGTTTGGGGTAGAATCATAACTTGTCGTAGACGCCGTCTCCCTCGCTCCAACAAAATCTAAACTTAAACTTTGGAAACCTTCGGGGCTTACCGTTAAGTCTAATTTATTCACTTTACAACCATTATAAAGAAAATACTCGCCTATATCTGTAAACCCTTTTTCAATAGTGAAAGTTGGTAAAGAGCCTATAGTTATGGTATGAGTATAAGGCACCGCCGTTCCTACGGTAGCCACATTGCCCAAAGCGCCCTTAAGAAGCGTTCCGATATACGCCTGAAGTTCAGTTTTTATCGTTCCCTTTACATCTTTATTGCCAATAACTGGCTTAGTAGCGTCTCTCGAACCTCTTATTGTTTTGCTATCAATAAGATTTCTTGTGGATTGGAAACTTTCGGTCTCGAAATACAAGAGATTGGCGTTGGGTGTCGCTGGGGTTGTTTTAAAGGTCGTCTCTTGCTGGTATATTATTCTGCTTTTTGCTCCAATTGCTTGCGTCATTTTTGCCCCCTTACTTTTTTAATAATAAAACAATTATGCTTCCTAAATTTGCTAACAATAATCCGATAATTCCCCAAAATTTTGCTTCAAGCTTATCAATCTGTTTTTTTATATCGCTCGCGAATTTTTCTGTGTCTTCTTTTAAGCTATTAAAATTCGCCTTCATATTAGCAACTTGAATTTCACACTCTCTTTGGGTTATAAGCTCTTTATCTGCGGACAAATCTATGTCTCCCATAACGGCGCGTCGTAAATTATTTCTATTGTAATCAAAGAAGCCCCACTCTCAGTATTATGCTTTTCGATTACCATTTCGTTACTATCTACGGCTAAAGAAACATCTACGGCCTGCCCGCCAAATTTAGAACTATCACAAACCTCAACCACTTTTAAGATATCTGCTATGCCATTTCGGACATCTTTAGCCGTGCTTCCGTAATAAGCAATTTGCACTTTTAAAACCCATCTAAAAGAGCCAATCGGTCTTACGGGGTCAATCTTTGCTAAACTATCATTGTAGA